CGCTAAAGTGGCAAATACTGCTATGGTTGATATGGCTGATAACTCAAACAAGATGGGTACATCAATGGAGCTTATCCAAAATGCATATCAAGGTTTCGCAAAACAAAACTATACGATGCTGGATAACTTGAAATTGGGGTACGGTGGTACAAAACAGGAAATGCAACGTTTGTTAGCTGACGCACAGAAACTGACTGGTGTTAAGTATGATATTAACAACTTATCAGATGTTTATGAAGCTATTCACGTTATCCAAAAAGAATTAAATATCACAGGTACTACTGCTAAAGAAGCATCAACAACGTTACAAGGTTCATTTGCTAGTATGAAAGCAGCATTCATGAATTTACTGGGGAATTTGTCACTTGGTAATGATATTAAACCGACTTTACAACAATTAGCTAGTACTACAATGACTTTCCTTGTGGGTAACTTTCTACCTATGGTTGGTAACATACTAAAAAGTTTACCAACTCTCGTGATAGGTGCATTCTCTGGACTGGCTGAACAGTTACGGGGAGTGTTTGGAGATGAAGTAGTAAACAAAATTCAAGGATATTTAACACAAGTTTCCGGAGCTGTAGAATCATTCATGAATGTCTTGACAGGTTCAATGTCTAAGCAAGAAGGTATTGACCTAATGAAAGCACTAGGAATTAATGAGGGAACAGCTGATTCTATTGTTAGTATTGCTGATAACATTCGAACAGCTTTTCAAAATATTTGGGAAGCGATTAAGAATGTAGGAGCAATTGTTGGAGAATTTGTCGGAGATCTATTAGGTATTAACAGTGCTGAAAGTAGTGTTAGTGGTGTAGGGTTAGCATTTGAATTGTTAAGTGATGTTGTGAAAAAAGCTTCGGAATGGATTAAAGATTTTACATCATTCTTGAGAGAAAATGAGGTAGCATTGGGACTGGTTAAAATTGCATTGAGTGCTATTTTAGGTAGATTTATCGCATTAAGTATAATCGGGCCTATTACTGCTTTAATAAATGGTTTTCAAACAGCTATCACTGCTGCAAGAACAGCAATGGCAATATTTAACGCTGTTATGATTTTAAGTCCTATGACTGCACTTATTGCTGGAATTACAGCAGTAGTTGCTGCCTT